TCATCGGAGCAGCTCCGCCGCCATGATGCCGCCGCGACATTCGATCGAAGCCGCGAGCCATTGCCCGGCGCCCTGGGCAACGAAGTAGGCCGTGGCACCAAGGAAAAGCAGCACGGTCGACAGGATCAGGACCTCGATCGCAGTCCAGACTGCGCGGCCGAAGTCCGGGCGTTGCATGAGGCCGCCGTCGCGCAGATCGGCGAAACGGGGAAGCGCAGGGTGCTTCATGACAGAACCCTTGCGCCGAGCCATGCGGCACTGCCGATTCCGGCAATCCAGATCAGGGCGCTGCGGACAAGGATTGTGATCGTCTCTTCACAGGTGTCGGCCCGGCGCAGAGCGAATTCGCAATTCAGTTCTTCTTCGGATGCAGGGGTAAATTGACGTTCTGTCATCGGGGAATCCTCATTTCAGAACAAAAGGCCGGGGGCAGAGCGGGCTCGATGCCCCCGGCAGGTGCCGCGCGCCCGGACAGAAAATGGGCGCGCGGAGGCAATCGGTACCGGCGAGACGCGGAGGAGGAGAACGCGCCCCGCCGGCAACCCCACGCGACCAGGATCGCGCAGGGATGGGAATGAGGGGGTGCTACCGTGCCTTGACGGACGCGCCGGTCCGGCCGCAGGCCTTGCAGAACGGCACAGGACCGGAGACGCCGGAATAGCTGCCGCTGTTCTTCGTCTGCTGACAGCAACTCATGACGCGTCTTCGGACGGCCCGCGTTCCGCGTTGGCGATCTGTTCGGCGATCCAGACGCCGCCCATCGTGCCACGGCCGAACGGCGCTATAGGCACCACGTTATCCGGAAAGGCATGCCGTTCGGCCGCAGCGTCGCATAGAATGCGTTCCGCTGCGGCGAGACGCTCCCGTGCGGCGGTCACGACGCCTTGCGCGTCGAGCCGTTCCGCGACCGTCGCCTCTGGCCAGGTCAGCATCATCAGTGCGTCACCAAGCTCGGACGCCGACAGGGCGTCGATCTCCGACAGCTTGCGCATCGCGACCGCAACCGTTTGAGACAGGACGTGCGCCAGAGGCAGTTCGGTTTCGAGCCGCAAAGTGACAGCCGCACCGAGGACATGCGCCTCGATTGCGCGCTCGGCATCCTGGGTGCGGTTCGGGCCGAACATCAGGACGGCCTCCGCTCGGCGCGGGCCGGGTCGTGGCGAGCGTCGCTCAGGGCAATGATGCGATCCGCTTCGCGGAGGCAGAGGTCAGGCCGTCCGGCGACCTCCAGAAGAACGATCTGGATCGTCCAGGCAAGCGCGGCGCGGCTCGCGCCTGTCGCCCGCCGTAACGCGATCAGATTATGGTCGAAACCGTGCATTTTGGTCTCCTTGATGGCTCGGTGTGAGCCGATGGGGAGAACTATGCGTGTGAAGCTTCACACCGTCAACTATGTTTGTGTGAAAAATCACATTTTGTGCGCGTTCGCAAATGTTCTACTTATGCAGTAGAACTGGGAGATCCGTGTGAAACTTACCTATCTTGAAGAGTGTCTAGCGCTCATTGCGCTCAAGCCCGATGACGACTCATCGCGACCAGTGCCGATAGAAATCGCTCTTGATCGGCTTCGTCGTATTGGGAAAGAAAATCCGCCAGATCAGCTCTGACTTGGGGCCGCTTTCCAAGCCCCATTAACTCACCGGGATCTCTACCTAAGGCTTCCGCCAGTGCGAAGACCGTCGAAAGCTTCGGACTTTGCGCTCGGCCTTCACGGAGATCTGTTACGCCACGGCGGCTCATTCCCGCTTTGCGAGACAGTTCCGCTTCGCTCATGCCTTCTTCGCGCATGGCTTGCAGGAGGTTTTGGACAAAAACGTGAGTAGTGCTCATGGTGAGAAACTTACCGCACGCCATCTTCGCGCACGAATGTGAAGTTTCTCGTTGAACAGTGTGATTTATCACACTAGCGTCCTTCGGCATGAGCACACTCTCGGAAGAACTCCGTCGAGAAGTTGAAGCGGTCGCTTCGGCGCTCGGCGTGCATCCTAGTACGGTAGGCAAGCGCGCCGGGCAGGGTGGGCATTTCTACCGGAGGCTCTGCGCCGGCAAACGCATCTGGCCAGAGACCGCCGAGAAGGTGCGGGCGCTGCTGATCGAGATGCGAGCGAATAATATTGCACATGACGCAAAAGATGGTGAGCGAAATTCCGCCGCACAACCCCAGAAAGTTGTTTCAACGCAGGGTGGTACGGGCGCGCCTTCACCTGCCGCTCCGTCAATCACGGAGCCACGCGATGTTTGATCTCACTCGTCTCGCGTCCGCATGGCGAGCGCTACGAGCCGCAGCTGCGCGGATGCTTCGACCTGCTCTTCAATCTGATCCGCAGCGTCTCGAAGTGCCTTCGGAAGAGATCGTGCGGCTTCGAACTCGACTTCAGCATACGGAGTCTCGCGTCCGTTCTTTGGAAATACTGGCACGTGAAAAAGGACGGTCGATTGCGCCTCGTAGCCGCCGGTCTCGTGGGTGAGCTGCATGGGTATATACACGCTGAAGAAGCCGAATGTTTCGCCCTCTTCTCCCTGCGTCCATTCGATTTGGCCATCTGAAATCGTGGCGGTCGTCCTCATTTCGTCGCTCATCGAAGTCGTCCTCTCTCAGTGTGGTTTGGAGGGATCGACGCGTGCCGGCATGCGCTCACGTCGCGTCGTCCGCGATCTCGGATCGCTTTCGGTACTCGTAACCCTCAAAGGGGAGGACGTGGCCAAGCACAATATGTTGCCACGGGACAACCAAACGATCGCCAGCGTCGTCGTACCCGAGCGATCCGAGCGTGTCGTTGTAGGCTCTGGCATCCAGCGCGCGCATGGTGGGCGGTTCATCGGCAGTGATTGCGATCATGTCGCCGTGCCATCCGGCGAGCTGTTCTGCTGTGGGCTCTATAGTTCGTTCGATTTCGGCCAAGAGCCGGTAGTAATCGCGTTGCAGCGCCTGATGGTCCCGCGCCTGGCGGCCGAAGTCGAAGACCAGTTGCAACGAGCCAACGAAGGCAACGGCCGCACCGATCCAAACGGTTCCGACGCCGAGGCGCGCGGCGGCATCGCCGACCGCCGCCGCGCCCAGCACGATGATCAAGAGCGAAAAGATCCGATTGGCGCGCTCCAGACCGCGCCTGCGGGCGGTGTGGTAGTGCGCGTTTCTCAAGACGTTGAACCGAATTCCGTCTCGATCAGGTGTCATGTCTATTTTTCCTTGTCGGGGGGTGAAGGGGGCTTGTCTTCGTTCCGATCCGGCTTGCGCGGCTGTCTCACTCCCACTGAATTGCCAACGCGGCTCGGTGGTGGCGGTCGCACCCCCATGTACCGCATGTGCCTTTCCGGCTCGCGGCGCTGCCGATCTTCTTTTTTGTCGTCGCTCATCGAAGTCGTCCTCTCTTGGGCTGTTCTTGAGGGGTCGAAAGGTACCGGCGGGCGCGCTCACGTCCGTCGGTACCGCCATGGTAGCATGATCATCCGCCAAGGCTGCATGCAATGAGCGGCGCGCAGAACGATCCCGGCCACGCACTCGACTGGCCGAGCCTCGACCGCCATGCTGGGTCTACCGGTCTCTTCGTTCGCCGCACGATGGCGGATTTTCTGGGCACCGCGCGTCGGTCGCTGACCTATGTCGCGACACCTTACGGCCTCGACGAGGCGCATCGTGCCGCGCTCGTGCCGGGCCGTATGCGCCGCGAGATGTGGGCGCTTGCCGATCTCACGCGGGCATTGGCCGAGACGGGGATCACGGCGATCGTGCCTGCGCTCTCGCTCGACCTCATGGTGCGGACGGCGCGCTCTGCCGATCTCGATCGGGGTGTTTGGGTCCGCCCGATCCTTCAATCCGCCGCGCAGGTTCTGATCCCGGCGCTTCCGGGGCGCGACGTCTCGCACGACGTCTGGGCCGACGCCTGGACCGCGATCGACAGCAACACACCCGTCTTCTGGATCGAGGAGGATGCCTCATGAATGCGTTCGACGCCCGCCCGATCGCGCGCCGGAACCCACCGATCCGTGTCGCGCCCTTCTCGGCCCGCGCTACTGATCACGTTTCCTGCAAACGTCTTTGGGGCGCGGTCCTACTCGAGAACCTGCGCGAGCATTTCAAAGCCGGGCGAAAGAACGGCGCAACTGTAGACGGCTGGCCGAGCACGTACGGGTTTGGAGAGGTCTGCACGCTCGCGGGAGTCGATCCACCCATCGTACGCGACTGGATCGCCGCGCAATGGCGTGAACCGCGGCCGGGTGCGGCGCTCTTCAGCCAGTCCGCGAAGATGAGGACCGACGGATGAAGGACGTTGTTTCGGATCGCGGATCACTCCGCGCCATTTCCATCGCCGATGCCAAGCCCGTAGAACTGATCGACCAGCCTGCCCCGATTATGGAATGGGTGGAGATCGTGAAGCTTAGGGTAGACGATGCGTATCAGCGCGGACTTGGCCCGGCGAACTGGAAATCCATCCGGCGGATCGCCGGTGACTTCCGTTGGAGCCGCTTCACGCCCGTCCTTTGTGCGCCGGTCCCCGGCGGCCTCTTCGCCATCATCGACGGTCAGCATCGCACCCATGCCGCACTGATGTGCGGGATCGAGGCCGTGCCCTGCATGGTCGTGCACATGAGCGTGGCGGAGCAGGCGTCGTCGTTCTCCTGGGTGAACGGCAACGTCACGGCGATCTCGCAGCTTCAGATCTACAAGGCGGCGCTGGCCGCACGTGAACCCTGGGCCATCGCCAGCCGCGCGGCGGTCGAGGAGGCCGGATGCCGTCTCATGACGTCCAACCGGTCCAACACACAAAAGCGCGCCGGAGAAATCTACACCGTTCCGCTCATCCGCAGCTACATAGAAGCGGGATGCGAGGACGTCGTGGTTCGCGGTCTGCGCGCCATCCGCCGAGCCGACGAGGTCGGCGACCCGGCTTTCTATCTGGCGGGCATCGTCAAGCCATGGTTGGCCGTAGTCGCCGAGGCCAAGGCGCCGACGGCCCTGCTCGAAAGGTTTTGTCGCGCCCATTCCCTCGTCGAGATTTCCGAGCAGGCCAGCGCCCTACGCAAGCGCCCTGAGTACCGCGGCAAAACGTTGAACGACCTCACTCGGGCATCGATGCTCGCGCTCCTGCGCCAGTTCGCTCAGGGAGCCGCGGCATGATCGGTCGGCAAAATCGGTCCTCTGCCGTCATGCAGCAACGCGCCCCGGCGCCTGACGCGCTCGATGATTTCCCGACGCCGCCCTGGGCGACACGCGCACTCTGCAAGTTCCTCGAGCGCGAAGGGTTCGACCTAGGTCAACAATCCTGCTGGGAGCCGGCCTGCAACCGCGGACACATGGCGCAGCCGCTCGCGGAGCATTTCGCCGAGATCACGGCTACCGATATCTTCGATTATGGCTGGCCGGGCATGGATGGCGTCTGCGACTTCCTGGGCGCGCCGGGCCTGCACGAGCGCCGCCCGGGCTGGGTCATCACGAACCCTCCCTTCAAGGTCGCCGATCAGTTCATCCAACGCGGGCTGGATGTCGCGCGCGAGGGCGTGGCGGTCTTCGTTCGCACATCCTTCGTCGAAGGGGCCGAGCGATACCGGACCCTCTTCTCCGTGAGGCCGGAGACATTCGTCCTGCCCTTCGTCGAGCGAGTCCCCATCTGGCGCGGCGTGCTGCTCGATCCGGACGTCCCGGTCTGGGACGCGGAAACGCATGCGCTACGCAAGCCTTCGACCGCGACGTCCTACGCCTGGCTCGTCTGGACGAAGGACAAAGTCGTTGGGGCCGATCGCACGATTTTCGAGCGCATTCCGCCTTGCCGGGCGCGGCTGACCCGGCCGGGGGATTATCCGCCACTGCCCGACCACCTGCGGCCGCCAGAAGGCGGGCTGATGGGGATGCTGCAATGAGGGGCGTCGAGATCGGCATGATTGCCCTCGGGATCGCGTTGCGCGCGAAGGCCGGGCGGAAAGAGGCGATGTCGATCGCATGGCTGCGCGAGCAGGTCGATCTGGAGACCGGTCACGGCCCGGCTTTGCACCGGGCGCTCGACTCCTTCGACGAGCACATGCGCCGCGGCAGCGCGACGGCGGCAGGCGCAGAACTCGAGGATTTCGTGCACGAGCTGGCGCGAGAGATCGCCCCGGCGCAGGCGCCGGTCTTCGCATGGCAGGAAAGGGCCGATCTCTCATGACCGATGCTCCGCGCTTCACCGATGCCGATCAGCTCGTGATCTCCGCCCTGACATCGATCGTTCTAGGCAAGCCGACGGATGCGGATCGAATGAAGGCGTTCGACGCGTTGCGCCTGGCGCTGACGCGCCTCGATCGCTTCGCCGACAGCCCGATGCCCGGCCTCGTCCTCGCCGCGCATGAACTCGACGTGGCCTTCGCGGAAGGCGGCGAATTCCGGGCGAAGGCCCGGATCGAATGGGCGCGCGTGGCGCTCTCTGACTTTTTCGCGGACCGCCGGGACCGGGCGCTCGCCCGTGGGCAGCTCGCCTCATGAACCAGGACGATGCCCGTCTCATGGAAGCCCGATCCATCCCGATCGGCGAAATCGCCGAGCGCCTTGGACTGCTCGCCACGTTGAAGCGCGCCGGCCGCGAATGGACGGGGCCGTGCCCCAGCTGTGGCGGGACCGACCGGTTCTCCATCAACACCGATCGCGACGTCTACAATTGCCGCAGCTGCCAGGGGGGCGACGGGATTGGCCTCGTCGAGCTCGCGCTCGGATGCGACTTCCCGGCGGCGCTGGCCTGGCTCGTCGGTGATCGCGACGTGCGCCTGTCGCCGCAGGAGCTCGCGCGGCGCGAGGGCGAGATCGCCCGGCAGCGCGAGGCGAGAGAGCGGCGGGCGGAGGACGAGCGACGGAAGTCGATCGCCGCGGCGCGCGCGATCTGGGCGGAGGGCAAGCCGATCGCGGGAACGGCCGTGGAAGTATATCTCTCCGGCCGCGGGCTCGGGCCCGACATCCTGACCCCGCCCGAAGTCCTGCGGTATCACGAGGCGTTGCCATACATGGACCGGCAGGCGGGTGAGTGGGTGGAGATTCACCGAGGCCCCGCCATGCTGGGCCTGATCGCCGCGCCGAATGGCGAGCTGATCGGCGTGCATCGCACCTGGCTCGATCCGGCGGAGAAGGACGGCAAGGCCTACATCCACGTGCGCGGCACCGCGCGGCCCGCGAAGAAGGTGCTGGGATCGAAGAAGGGCGCCGCCATCCGCTTGTCGGGGCAGGCCTGCGCACCAGGGACCTTCGACACGCTCGTCATGGCCGAGGGGATCGAGACGACGCTTTCCGCGATGGTCGCCGATCCGGTGCCCGGCGCCGCCTACTGGGCGGGGGTAGACCTCGGCAACATGGCGGGGCGGCGCCATCTGCGCGGCGAGGGCATGAAGTTCGCGGGCATGCCCGATCTCGACGATGACGAGGCCTTCGTACCGCCGCCCTGGCTGCGGCGCCTGATCTTCGTCCAGGACGGTGACAGCGATCCGCGGGCCACGCGCGCCAAGCTTCAATCCGGGCTCCGCCGCGCGAAGCACCACAATCCCGGGCTGGCCATCCAGATCGTCCATGCGGGCGAGGGGGTCGACCTGAATGACGTTCTGATGGGGAAGGAGGGCAAGCCATGCTGATCGCCCGTATCGAAGGCTGCACGCATGTCATCGGCAAGTCGCAAGGCTATCTCGGCCTGCCGGTCCGGCGCGAAATGATCGACTGCGCTGTGAACGGGCCGGGTACGCCGTCGATGACGACTGCCTGGCATCCGACGCCCGACGAGCTCGCCGCGCTCAATGCCGGGGCCGCGGTGCACGTCCAGCTCCTCGGCGAAATGCATCCGCCCATCATCGTCGGTGTCGGGAAACCGCCCCTCTGATGGACCGGCTGGAACTCATACGATCGCGCTTCGCAGCGGCAGAGGACGTGGAAAGCCTCGACCCCTCGGCCTCGCCTGGACGCGGCGACTCCCCCGCACCCCCTCAGGATGAGGGACGGTTTCCTCCCGATCCGGCGGAACCTGAAGTGGAACTGCCGGAGGCCGCGTGCGCGAACTTTCCGCTCAACGACATCGGGAACGGCCAGCGATTCGTGACCTATTTCGGGAGCGACGTGATCCGGGTCAGCAGGGTCGGCTGGTTCGTCTGGACCGAGAAGGTCTGGAAGAAGGATCAGGAGGACGGGAGGGGGTTCTCACCGCTCGTGCGCGCCCTCGCGCAGCAGATCAGCACCAAGATGGCGGCCGAGGTTCCCTTCATCCCGATCAATCAATACGACCGCGCCCTGCTCTCGGAGGAGGACGGTCTCGTCCGTCGCCATGCCGAGCTGCGCCATCTCGACGATCCCGATGCGGAGACGGCGGCCGAACTGGCGGAGGTCTCCGCGAAAATGCGTCGTCTCGAGCAGGCTAAGAAGATGCTCGGAACGCGCCGCCGCGAGTACCATGCCTTTGCGAAGTCGACCGGCAACAAGGCGAGGATCGACGCTCTGCTGACAGAAGGGTCCGTCTCCCTCAGCCATGCCTTCGACGAGCTCGACGCGGAGTCTCTCGAGGTGAACACCGGATCGGGTGTGCTGGCCTTCGGCGTGACCCGTGGGGACGGCATGGGCTCGGTTGCCGATGTGCGCCTGCGACCTCACGACCGATCGCAGCTGATGACGAAAATCATGCCGGTCGATTACGATGACCAGGCACGGTCGCCGCTCTTCGATGCCTTCCTCGAGCGCGTCCAGCCCAATCCAGAAATGCGCGCCTTTCTACAGCGCTGGTTCGGGCTGAACCTCACCTCGATCACCGGCGACCAGAAGCTTGCCTTCTTCTACGGCGAGGGCGCGAATGGGAAATCCGTGCTCACGGACCTGATGGCGCGGATGATGGGCGATTACGCGGCCACGGCGCGGATCGAGAGCCTCACCGGCACAAACCGGCGCGGCGGCGGCGATGCCACGCCCGACCTCATTCCCCTCATGGGGGCCCGCATGGTGCGGGCGTCCGAGCCCGAGCAGGGCACGAAGCTCCAGGAGGGCGTGATCAAGGAACTGACGGGTGGTGAGCCGCTCCTCGTCCGCGCACTCCATAGCGACTTCGTCGAGGTCAAGCCGCAGTTCAAGCTGACGATCAGCGGCAACCACAAGCCCGACATCCGTGGCACCGACGATGGCATCTGGCGACGCGTCATGCTGATCCCGTTCCTCGTTCAGATCCCGGAAGCCGAACGCGACCCGGACCTCCTGAAGAAGCTCTGGGAAGAGCGGTCCGGTATCCTGAACTGGATGGTGGCGGGGCTGATCGATTACCTCGAAGGCGGCTTGCAGGTGCCGAAGGAGGTCACGGAGGCGACGCAGGGCTATCGTGAGGACAGCGATCCGATCGGGGTCTTCCTCGCCGATTGCTGCGAGGTCACCGGATCGGAGCAGCACTTTACCCGCTCGAAGGAGCTGGTCGAGGCATTCCATTTCTGGATGGATGAGCGCGGCGAGACGCAATGGACATCCGGCACGGTCACGAAGCGCCTCAAGGATCGTGCCAAGCGGTACCGTGACCCCCGGACCGGACGGACCTTTCAGGCCGCAAAGCGCTCGATCGCGGGCTATCTCGGCGTCAAGCTCGCCGACATATTCGAGAAACGCTTGCGCGACGCAGGGGGGTCGTCCGGGCTCTCCCGCGGCTCGTCCTCGCCGTCCAGCACATCCCCGGACCCCTTCTAAGGCGATCACGCGGGAGGGAAGGGACGGAACCGGTACTCAGCGGGAGGTGGGAGGATAACGGGGGTCTGGGGGAAATGAAGCGAAGTCAGACGGTTAGGTGGCGATCAGGGAGAGAGGGAGGCTAGGGAGGCATTTTGCGAGGTAACACATGCGCGCGAGAGTATGGGTCCTCCCAAATGAAAACGCTCTTATGCGTTACCTGCAAAAATCCTCCCTACACTCCCTTACCTCCCCTGACGCCTTATAGAATGAACAAAATCAACAGCTTGTTAGAGAAAAGAAGGAGGGAGGAAAGGAAAATGGCGAAAACCGTCCTCCCTCACTCTCCCTCGTCGAAAAGGAGCCTCCGCGATGGGTAATGGACTGTCGGAAAGCGACCGGAAGCTGATCAACGCCGCGATCGAGGAGGGGCGGGTGGTGCATGGTCCTTCGGCTTTCGGCACCGGTACATCGCGGTCCGGCACGGCGAAGCGAACCGCGCCTGCTCCCGTCGATACTGCCTTTGCGTTCGATCCGTTCCCCATCGGGTCTGCGCCCCTCGGCCCGGCGCCGCGCGTCGTACGGCGCATGGGCGTGCGTGAAGCACTCGAATGGGCTTTCGCCTCCGAACATGCACGGCTCGACGACGATCCGGTCGCCACGAGCTCCGGCGGCGCGCGGATCGGCTTCGGCATGGAGTTCGTGCTGATGCAGCGCGCGATGCTGGGCGGCACGGCCATCGACACGTCACCTGGCCGGTCAACGCCGGCGGATGATGCAGAGATGGTGGCAGCTGCGGTCCAGGCTGCGCTGACCTGGCCGATGGCTTTGCGTGTGGCGGAGTTGGCCCGGGCCTGCCTGGTTCCCGATGCGATGGTGGGCGCCCGCCCTCGCTGCCTGCCCGTTCGCTGGCAGCGCAACGCCCATGGTCTGCACGGCAAGTCCGAGACGATGCCGCGGCAGAGCTACATGCTGAATGGTCGGGTGCGGTCATTCGAGCCGAGGTTCACGCCGATCACCTATGCACCAACGGCGTCGCAGATTGCATCGGCGCGCCGAGCGTATCTGGATTGGTGGAGCGCTCTCCTCAGCGTCATGTCGCTCTTGCGCCATGCTCCCCTACGCTGGATCGAGTTGACGCCTGAGATGCCTCCCCTGACGCCCTGGCGCGAATACAGCTTGACGGGAGCACAACCCTAGGGTTATTGACTTTTCCCAGACAACCGACGTGCGCCCGGGGCAGAGATGCCGCCGGGCGCTTCGCGTTAACACAGTCGGAAGCGGAAGCTGGTAGTTTGAAAGCGAGGTCGCGTCGATCCTCGCTGTAGAGGGGACTTCATTTTGGAACCAATACGGACTATATTCGCTATCCAAAACAGAGTCCGGGATCGGGGAGGATCGGGACAAATGCATTTTGATGTGAGTCAGTATGAGGACGTCTATAACGGGTCTGCGAGCCGAAAGGCATACGCGGGCATGATCCTTGCGTTGTGGTTTGCGCTCGGCGGATTTGTCTGTTCCGTCATCGGCGATTTTGTCCCCGTCTTGTCTTCCGTGTTCGTTAACATTATCGGTGGTGTCGTTGCCGTGCTCGTTGCGATGGCACTTAAGTTAGTGAGCAGGAAAAGGCCGGAATAGATCGTATTCCGGGATCGGAAAATACAATTCCCGTGGAACTTCATCGCTAATGGTCCAGTTGCGCTGGCCGTCGGGGCTGCCGTTCTGTGGCTGCTGGTTCATTTTGATTTTCATAGGTTGAGCGACGGCTCGCTTGCTGTAAAACGGCTGGGGTCCGTTTTTACCCTTGGTTCAGCTACCTACATCCTCGCCCTCTGTTTCCTTTCAAGCCAAATCCCGACCGGTCCTTCCGTGGGTGACATGATCGATAATGGCTTCGGTTCGCAGACGACAGGGTGGGCGTTCCTGACGTTGTTGTTCAATGCGGTGTTACAGTTGTGGGATGAGTTTCGAGTGCATCCATAGGCGTAGTTTCCGCTATAGCATTTCTCATAGGGTTAATCTTTAGACTGACTTACTAGCGCCCGGGGCAGAGATGCCGCCGGGCGTCGTCATTTTTGGGGCGGTGAGTATCCATCCTGCTCTTACAACGAGATCCTCATGGGAAAGCGCCGCAGCCCCGAGTTCAAGGAAGGCGCTCGCAGCCGAGGCTGTTTGAGCGACCCGGCGCCCGAGCGGATGCAAGGCCCGCACCGACTTTGGAAGGGTGGCAGAGAGGCCGATCGCGGCGAACTGTAAACTCACTGGGGAAACCCCACGGTGGTTCGAATCCATCCCCTTCCACCATTCGAGTAGGAGAGGCATGGCGAGACTGAAGCAGTCCGCGCCGCGCCTCGGGCAATCGGCAACGCGGCTGCGGCGCGCACCGTCGCCGACGTCGGAGGCGGAGCGATTGGCGGAGCGTAACCGCATCCGGCCGAACTGGTACGGCACGGCTCGATGGCAGAAGCTCCGTTGGGCGGCACTGGTCCGCGACGGCTTCGTCTGCCGTCAGACTGGGGTCGCACTGCTTGGAACATACCCGGCCTCGGACAGTCCGGCGGTCGATCATATCGATCCGCACCACTGGGACCCGGTCCTGTTCTGGGACATCGAGAACCTGCAGTCGGTCACGAAGGCCTGGCACGACGGCGAGAAGCAACGGCGCGAGAAGGGCGCCGCTGGGTAGCGCCAACCCAGCCTCCGTCGCCGGAGGGGGGTGGTTGGAAGTCTGGCAGGGCCGTTCCGGCTAGACCCGCGCTCCCCACAATCGGAGATTTTTTTCCTGTGACAGACGAAAATCCCGCGGCGGAGGCCGATCTCGATCTGTTCGGCAATCCGGTGATGCCGCTGCGGGATCGGCGCGGTCGGCCGTCATTCGCGCAGAGCAAGGAAAACATGGACTTTGTCGCAGTGCGCGCGGCAGCTGGCTGGTCGCACAAGATGATTGCCGATGCGATCGGCTGCGATGAGAAGACGCTGCGGAAACATTTTTCCCGTGAGCTCCACGGCGGAGCACTGATCGTCGAGGGCATGTGCCTCGACGTTCTGATGGCGAAGGTCCGCCAGGGGCACACGCCGTCGGTGGCGAGGCTCATGGAGCGCGTGGACAAGGCGGCGCCTGCCGCGGCGACGCCGCCCTCGAAGGACGATGACGATGCGCCGAAGGGCGTGAAGGAACGCCGCCTCGAGGAGGCCGCCAATCCGGATGCCGAGTACGGCGCGCTCTACAGCCGGATCGCGCGGCCGCAATGAGCGCGATCGATATCCGCTTCGCCTGTCCGGACTGGTGGGATCGCCTGCAGCGGGGCGAGACGCCGATCTCCGACCAGGTGCTGGACGAGGAGATGGCGGAGATCGCCGTGGCGCTCTTCGACAAGCTGCGCGTGCCGGACATTCCGGGGCAGCCGCGAATGGCCGATGCGGCGGGCGAGTGGGTGCGCGACATCGTACGGGTGGCGTTCGGATCAATCGATCGCGAAGCTGGCCGCCGCGTGGTCGGGGAAATCTTCAACCTCGTGCCGAAGAAGAACGCGAAGACGACGAACGCGGCGGCGCTGGGGCTCGTCGCCATGCAGATGAACACCGTCCCGAATATCGATGGGGTGATCATCGGACCGACGCAGGAGGTGGCGGACAAGTGCTTTGCCCAGGCACAGGCCATGATCGAAGCCGACGACTGGCTGAAGAAGCGGTTTCGGGTCCAAGAGCACCGCAAGACGATCATCGACCTGCACCGTGATCCGAAGACAGGGCGTCCGCTGAACGCCAAGCTGAAGGTGAAATCGTTCGACCCGGCGGTGGTAACCGGCGGTATTCCGGCCTTCGCCATCCTCGACGAGATCCATGTGATGGCAGCCAAGAGCTACGCGAGCCGGGTCCTGCGGCAGATCAGGGGCGGGATGATTACGAACCCGCTGAGCCTGCTTTTGATGATCACGACTCAATCCGAGGAGCCGCCGGTCGGCATCTTCAAGGATGAGCTCGAGTATGCGCGGAAGGTCCGCGACGGCGTCGTCTCGTCGAACGTTCGGCTGATGCCGGTGATGTACGAGTTCCCGGAGCCGTTCCAGAAGGACAAGGGCGAGCCGTGGAAGGATCCGCGGAACTGGTCACTGGTCCTGCCGAACCTCGGCCGGTCGATCACGATCGACCGTCTGATCCCGGATTTCGAGAAGGCGAAAGAGACGAGCGCGGAGGAGCTCGCGGGCTGGGCGTCGCAGCACCTGAACATCCAGATCGGGATGGGACACCATCTGTCGCAATGGGTCGGTGCCGGGCACTGGAACGGCGGGACGGATACGACACTCACGCTCGCCGAGCTGATGGCGCGGGCCGAGGTCTGCACGATCGGGATCGACGGGGGCGGGCTCGACGACTTGCTCGGCCTTTCCGTTCTCGGCCGGGAAAGGTCGACGAAGCGGTGGCTGAGCTGGTCGCGTGCCTGGGCTTACGAAACCGTGCTGCAGCGGCAGAAGCAGATCGTCGAAGCGTTACGGACATTCGAGACCGCGGGCGACCTGGTGATCTGCTCGTATCCGGGGCAGGGAATCGAAGAGCTCGTCGCGATCTGCGTCCAGCTGCGGGATGCGGGGCTGATCCCGGAGGCGGGCGGCATCGGGCTCGACAACGCCTCCGGCGTCGGCGTGATCATCGACGCACTCGAACTCGCCGGGATCGAGACGGACACTCTGAAATCGGTCTCGCAGGGATACCTGCTGACCGGGACCATCAAGTCGGTGGAGTTCAAGCTCTTCGACGGGACCTTCCTGCATGCGGATCAGCCGCTGATGACGTGGTGCGTCGGGAACGCGAAGACCGAACCGAAGGGGAATGCCGTGGTCGTAACGAAAGCCGTATCCGGCGCCGCGAAGATCGATCCGCTCATGGCCCTCTTCAACGCGGCGCAGCTGATGAGCTTGAACCCTGAAGCGGCGCGCGGTCCGAGCGTCTACGAGCGCCGTGGAATGCTGACGGTATGAGCCGCCAGAACATGAGAGTGGTGGATCGCCCGACATCGATCCCGGCCGTAGGGCGATCCCGGCTTGCGGCTGAAACGAAACCCGCCGCTCCGAAGGCGATGGTGGGCGAGGGCGCTGCGTTCAGCGGATTTGGCGATCCGCACCTCATGGAGTTCATCCGCGGCGGCCTCGGGGCCATGACGGAGGCCGGGGTTTCGATCACGCCGAAGCTGGCGATGCGAAACACGACCGTGCTGCGGTGCGTGTCGCTGATCTCGTTCGCAATCGGCATGCTGCCGCTGCAGCTTCACAGGCGGGAGGACAAGAGCAAGGCGACGGAGCATCCGCTTTACCGCGTCCTGCATCGTCGGCCCAACGCATGGCAAACCAGCTACGAGTTCCGGGCCTTCATGCAGCAATCGGCCCTGGGCGCGGTTGGGGACGGACGAAAGGGAGACGCTTTTGCGCTGATCGTCCGGAGCGGCCGGAAGATCCTTCAGCTTGTGCCCCTCGATCCATCTACGGTCGAGGTTCGGCAGAGAAACGATTGGTCGCTCGAGTACGTCGTCACGCGGAAAGACCGCCAGAAGCAGACCTTCCCGCAGGCGGACATCTTTCACCTGCGCTTCGGATTGAGCGATGACGGGATCAGCGGGCTGTCCCTGGTAAAGCAGGCGGCGGAGGCGATCGCGCTCGCGATCCAGACGGAGAAAGCAGCGGCCCGTCTTTTTCGAAACGGCATGCTCGTAGGCGGGATGTTGAAACACCCGGCCGAGCTGACGCCCGAGTCCTACGCGCGACTTCAAGCCAGCATGGCAGATCGCGAAGGGGCGGAGAACGCGCACCGGACACTGATCCTCGAAGAGGGGATGACATTCGACACGGCCTCGGCCACCGGCCGCGACAGCCAGGCGATCGAGCAGCGCAAATTCCAGATCGAGGATATCGCGCGACCGTTCGGCGTGCCGCGGCCGCTCCTCAATGTCGACGACACGTCATGGGGGTCGGGCATCGACGTCCTCGGCCAGTTCTTCGTGCGCTACGGGCTCAACCCGTGGTTCGAGGCCTGGCAGCAGGCGATCGAGCGCTCTCTCCTGACCGAGCCTGAGGCCGACGTCTACGAGGCAAAGTTTAACGCCGGGGGCCTGCTCCGCGGGTCGATGAAGGATCAGGCCGATTTCTTCGCCAAGGGCCTCGGCGCTGGCGGCCATGCACCCTGGCTACATCCGGATGAGCCGCGCGACTGGATGGACCTGCCGCCGCGCACTGACCTGCCTGCAGCAATGGGGCAGACCAACAATGGGGATCGCAATGAGCCTTCGTGACCTTCCGGAAATCCGCGCCGAGCGGCTGCCCACCGTCTGCGCCTTCGAGCCCGACGCGGACGCGGTCGAGCGGTGGAACGCCGCCATCAAGGCCGAGGCCGATGACGATCAGTCGATCTCGATCCTCGAGGTGATCGGCGAGGACTTCTGGACCGGTGGCGGCGTGACGTCGAAGCGGATTTCCGCGGCACTGCGCGCGATCGGCGACCGCGACGTCATCGTGAACTTGAACAGCCCGGGCGGCGATTTCTTCGAGGGCGTCGCCATCTACAACGCCCTGCGCGCGCACCCCCGGAAGGTGACGGTGCGGATCCTCGGGCTTGCCGCCTCGGCGGCATCGGTGATCGCGATGGCGGGCGACGACATCCAGATCGGGAAGGCCGGGTTCCTGATGGTGCACAACGCGTGGGTCGTGGCCATTGGCAACCGGCACGACCTCGCGGAAGCCGCGGCTACGATGGAGCCGTTCGATGACGCCATGGCGACCGTCTATTCGGACCGGGCCGGTGCCACGAAAGTGCAGGCTGCCGAATGGATGGACAACGAGACGTGGTTCAACGGGGAGCAAGCCGTCGCGGCCGGCCTCGCCGACGGATACCTGCCGGCCGACGCCGTGCACGAAGACAAGACGAAGGCGGAAAGCCTCCGCGGCGTGAATGCCACGCGCCGCGTTGATGCGCAGCTCGCCAAGACCGGAATGCCGAGGTCGGAACGCCGTGCGCTTCTGGCCGAAGCGAAAGGGGGCATGCGCGACGCTGTCCCGACCGTCACGCACGACGCTGACGAAATCGCAGCCCTGATCCAAGGGCTTCGTTCCACCATCGCATCCTGAAAGGAAAGAGGATGAATGTTCCGATGACCCCCGCGCGTGCGCGCGGGATCGTCGCCGTGCGCGCGGAAGCCCCCGGCGACATCAAGGCCCTTCTAGGCGACCTGCAAAAGGACTGGGATGCCTTCAAGGCCGCCGCGGCCGAGAAGGACAAGGAGCAGGCCGCGAAGTTCGACGATGTCGTCACCACCGAGAAGTTCAACCGCATCAATTCGAGCGTGTCGGACCTGCAGGCAGCCGTCGATCAGGCGAACGCCAAGCTCGCCGCCATGTCGATCAATGGCGGGTCGTCCGCTGGTCCGCGCGATCCGGAATACACCGCCGCGTTCCGATCGCACTTCCGGAAAGGTGACATCGAGGCGAGCCTGCACAAGGGATCCGATCCGGAGGGTGGCTATCTCGCGCCGGTCGAGTGGGACCGGACGATCACCGACAAGCTCGTCGAGATTTCGCCAATGAGGCAGATCGCGCGCGTCCAGACCATTTCCGGGAACGGTTTTAGAAAGCTGGTCAATCAGAAGGGCACCGGATCGGGCTGGGTCGGCGAGACCGCGCCGCGTCCCGAAACGGCGACCCCGACCTTCGGCTCGATGACCTACGATACTGGCGAGCTCTACGCGAATCCGGCAACGACTCAGCAGATCCTCGACGACGCCGAAGTCAATCTCGAGCAGTGGCTGAGCGACGAGGTCGAGCAGGAGTTCAGTTACCAGGAGGGCATTGCTTTCGTCTCCGGAAACGGCGTCAACAAGCCTGCCGGCTTGCTGAGCTACGTCACCGGCGGCGCAAACGCGGGCGTCCACCCCTACGGCCCGATCCCAACCGGTGTGACGGCCGCGGCGGCGGATACAGTCACGGGTGACGAGCTGATCGACCTCACGGGCTCGATCCCCACCATTTACCAGGCCGACGCGCGCTTCGTTATGAATCGCGCCTCGATCTTCCGTATCCGTAAGATGAAGGACGGGCAGGGAAACTTCCTGTGGCAGCCGTCTTTTCAGATCGGCCAGCCGCAGACCGTGCTGGGTTATCCGATCACGGAGATGGCAGCGATGCCGGGCATGGTTGCGGGCGCGTTCCCGATCGCGTTCGGCAATTTCCAGCGCGGCTACATCGTGATCGACCGGACCGGCGTCCGGGTCATGCGCGACCCGTACACCAACAAGCCCTACGTGCACTTTTACACGACCAAGCGCGTCGGTGGCGGGCTGCTCGACCCGCAGGTGCTGCGCGTCCTGAAGATGGCTGGCTAATCGCCGGAACATCGTGGCGCCGGCCCGTCCGGCGTCACCTTCACGTCAATGAATGGAGGCTGACATGGCCAGCAAGACGAACAGCGAAGCGGAAAGCAAGGCGGCCGCGGGCGCCGCGGGCAAGGCGGAAGACAAAACCGTCTCCGGCGCCACCACCCTGTCGGACGTCAACACCGATGCCACGACGATCACGGGCCCCTCCGTCGAGGATGCCCGCGCGGGGACAACAAAGCTGCAGAACCGGATCGACCAGAACGTGCCATCGGGTTCGATGGTCCAGTTCGATCCCGCCCGTATGGGCCTCGATCCGACGCCCTACGGAAGCGCCGCCGCGCCGTCCAAGACGGACGAAGGCGACGAATGATGCTGAGGCCGGTCCGGGTGACGTCGCCTACCGCCGATCCGGTATTGGTCGACGACGTCAAGGCGTTCGCCCGGATCGACCACGATGACGATCAGAAGCTCATCACGGCCGCGCTTCTGACCGCTGTTGCCTATCTCGACGGATATGACGGCATTCTAGGCCGTTGCATGGTCGAACAGACTTGGCGGCAAGCCTACCGCTGCTGGCGCTTCCGCATGAAGCTCCCGCTCCCGGACGTGACGTCTGCGACCGTGTCTTTCCGACGGCCCGATGGTTCGGAGGCCGTGCTCGAGGACGGGTTCCACATCGAGAACGACATGCTCGGCTCGTGGGTCGTCTTCGACGGGCTTCGCCCGCTCCCGGCGCTCCTACAATCCGAGGCTGCCGTGACGATCGATTTCGTCGCCGGATACGGTCGGCCGGGGGACGTTCCGGAAACCCTGAAGACGGCGATAAAGATGCTGGCTCTTCATTGGTACGACCATCCGGAGGCGGTCACGAAGAACGACCTTTCGCTCGTGCCGCTCGGCGTTCGCGCGCTCATCGCGCGGCACAGATGGATACCGCTTTGACGACCGGGCGCCTCAACGAGCGCGTGGCCTTCGATATCGAAGATCAGACCGATGACGGCTACGGGGGGAAGAACAGATCGTGGCAAGAAACCTTTCAGGCCGCGGCGGAGATCATCTACGAGCGTGGCGGCGAGGCGACAATCGCAGGGGGGCTGACTGGCACCGCCTCGTGGAAGGTACGGATCAGGGCGCATGCGGCCTCGCGCGCCGTCACGACCGATCACCGGATGCGTGACGTGCGAAGGGGGCTCGCGTTCAACATCCGCGAGGTCGATGCGCTGAGCGACCGCCTCTACGTCTGGCTCAAGGTCGATAGCGGCGTGGCGATCTGATGGCCACGCCGTCCGAAGACCTTCAGAAGGTCGTCTTCGAAGCATTGATCGCCGATCCATCCGTCTCGGCAATCGTGGGGGACCGCATCGTCGACGGACGGCCGGACGCGTATCCGTGCTGTACCTTCGGGCCGCGCGATACCGTCTTCGAAGATGCGGAATGCATCATCGGCCGGACGGAGACGCTGCAGATCGATTGCTGGGTGGTCGACGGCGGCCGCACCCGTGGCGCCGCGGCGCTGGCGGACGCGGTGAAGGCCGCGCTGCATCGCCAGGATTTCGCGCTCGACACTCACGCGCTCGTCTCCCTGCGCGTCACGGCGCAACGAGCTTTCCTCGACGCGGACGGTCTGACCGGCCACGGGGTAGTGACGATCGAGGCGGATATCGAGGAGCTCTGATGGTCCAGGGATTGGCTCAATTTAATGCGCGGTGGTCGGCGATCCCGAAGAAGGTGCGGCAAGCCGCCCGCGAGACGCTCGAGCAGAACGCCGACGAGATAGTAACAGCGATGCGGCGCTCCGCCCCGGTAGGCGAGACCGGCAATCTGCTCATCTCGATCGACTGGACGTGGGGCGATCCACCCAAGGGAAGCATGATGATCGGCACGGTCGGAGGCAGCGCCAAGTCGCAGCTGCGGATCACGATCTTTGCGGGCGGCAAGATGCCCGGCGGCGGCGACGCGTTCTACGCGCGCTTCCAGGAGTTCGGGACGAAGAACATGACGGCCAATCCGTTCTTCTTCCCGGTCTGGCGGGCCAAGCGCAAGCGCGTCCGTTCCCGCCTGACGCGCAATATCAACAAGGCCATCCGGCAATCCTAAGAAACCACCCGAGGAACAGGTCATGAAGATCATCATGAAGAAAGACGACTATCACCGCATCAGCTCGGCTCTCAGCCAGTCTTTCAAGGCCGGTGAGGAGTACGACCTGCCGCAAGGCACCGCGAATGCGCTGATCGAGCGCGGTTCCGCTGCGGCTGCCAGCAAGAACACCTCCAGCGAGAAGGACGCCTGATCATGGCCACGGGCAAACAGACGGAGCGGCTCATCATCCAGTTGGGCGACGGAGGGTCTCCCGAGACCTTCGCCCATACCTGCGGCGCGAACACGTTCGGCATCACGCTGACCAACAATCTGGGCGAGAACACCGTCCTTGATTGCGACGATCCGCTCGACGTGCCGGCCGTCATCATCCGTCATCTCGAAAGCCAGGACACGGCGGCGACGATCGCCGGCATGGTCATGACCGAAGCGTGGCCAACCTGGCGCGAATGGGCGGACCTCGGCACCGAGAAGAACATCAAGATGATCATGGACGAGAGCTTGGCCAACAATGGCGGCTTCTGGACCCTGCCTGCGTACCTCGCGAGCATCGAGTTCTCGAAGGAGACGAGCGGGAAGGTGACGTTCAGCGCGACCCTGTCGGGCGCCGGACAGCGCGTCTGGACCGACGCCACCTGATGGCTGACCTGATCGCGGAATGGGCCGGGAAGGATCGTCTTTTCCGGCTCACCTTCGGCGGCGTCCTCGATCTCGAGGAAGCATGCGGCAAAGATGCGATCGGCGCGATCTTCCTGCGCGTCACCACGGGCACCTTCCGCGTGACGGACGTCTACCAGGTCATCCGCATGGCGCTGATCGGCGGCGGCGAAAACCGGGTAGAGGCGAAACGTCTCATGGAGACGCATTTCGACGCCTATCCCTACACCGACAATGCGGCACTGGCGGGCGAGATCCTGATGGCCCTGATGACGGGTATCGAGGATGTCGCGAAGACCGACAGCGCCGAGGTGCCGGAGCCGTGGAAGTTCTCGGAGGCGTCGCAGATTTGCCGGACGTTCCACATGTCGCCGCAGGACCTGCGCGATCTGTCCTACGCGGATTTCGTCAACATGATCGCCGGTTTCAACGCGGCCTCGCCACAGAAGGCGGAGCCGCCCACGGAGGAGGAGTTCGATGAAATCCTCGCCAAGTATGAGCCCGGGGCGCTGAAATGAGCGAGCTCGACACCGCCCTCATTCTCCGCATGGAGGCGTCGCTCGCCAAGTTCGAGAACCAGATGGCCCGGGCGCGCAAGGCAGGCTCCGACTCTGCGACGCGCATCGAAAAGCAGTTCGCGAACAGCAACCGCAAGATGGCCCAAAGCGCGGAGAGCAGCGCCCGCGTCATCGGGGCGGAGATGGAGCGGCTGAAGGTCAAGTACGATCCAGCCTATGCGGCGAGCAAGCGGTACCAGCAGGCCCTCGATGAGCTGAACCAGGCGCAGCGCCTGGGCGCCATCGAGACGAAGCAGTACGAGGCCGCGCTGAAAGCTCTCGACGCGGAGCACGGCCGCGTGGCGAGCAGCGCCACCCGCGCGGCGGCGGCGAACACGAAGGTGGCGACCAGTACGCGCGGCATGAGCGGCGGCATTCAGAACGTCTCGTTCCAGCTGCAGGATTTCGCGGTTCAGGTCGGGGCCGGCACGGCCGCGTCCGTCGCGCTTGGCCAGCAGCTGCCGCAGCTCCTCGGCGGGTTCGGGGTCCTGGGCGCCGTGCTCGGTGCCGTGGTCGCCATCGGCATTCCGCTCGCCGCTTCTTTCTTCAGAAGCGGTGTCGAGGCCGAGGACCTCGCCGATAGGGCCGACACGCTCCGGAAGGCCGTGGGTGATTACCAAGCTGCGGCCGAGGGCGCTCTGATCCCGACGGACGAGCTCGCGAAGAAGTACGGGACGGCCACCGCCGCCGCGCGGGAGTTCATCGACGCGCTAAAGGAGATCACCCGCGTCGACGCGCTCGACGCGCTGCAGAAATCGGCGGATGCGATCGCCAGCAGCTTCGGCAATCTCGGGTCCTCGAGCGCCGATGAGCTTAGGGAATACGGCAGGCTGATCGAAGAGTATGCCGGAAGAACGCGCGACCGGTCGAGCAACCCCGACCCCGAAATGGCCCGGCGCGTCATGGAGATCATGCAGGCGAACGAGGCGCTCGGAGAGCTGAGCACCAAGCTTGATCTCACCTATGGTCAGGCCGGTACGGTGGCCGGGGCCCTGGCGGAGCTCGCGAGCGCAGAAGGGCCGCAGGAAGCCGTCGATGCGGCACAGAACCTCCTCGACATTCTCGAGACGACGATAGGCCCCTACGAGGCCATGAACGGGGAAGCAAAGGCCCTCTACAACGAGATCAGGAATGCCGGCGATCAGGCTTCGCAGCTTCTCGGCACGAGCGAGGGTATCGCCCCGGCCATCGGTGGCGCCGTCAGCGAAGCCGGGCGTCTGGCGGACGAGCTGGGCCGGGCGGTGCAGAACGCGATCAATCTCTCGGCGCAGGGCTTGTCCGACGTGAAGCGCGCCAAGATCGAGTACGAGTTCCGGGACGATCCGGTCCGGCGGGCCGGGGCACTCGCGAAAGCCCGCGCAGAAGAGGAGATCGTGATCCCGGAGGGGGCAGGCGGGACGATCACCAACGAGCTGATGGATCAGCGCCGGGCCTACGTGAATGCCGCGGAGGAAGCAGAGCGTTATCGCCAGAAGGTGATCGCCTGGCGGGAGGCCGAGGCGGAAGCCGCATCTGCAGCCGCCAAATCGTCGTCGAGTGGGCGCAAGGCTGCGACCAAAGCCGCAAATAAGGCGCAGAGAGACGAGGAAAGAGCGGAGAAGGACGAGGAGAAGTTCTTCGACGCGTCCGATGCCGAGCTCGCGTCCGCGGAGCGGCGCATCACGCTGATCGGGAAGACGCAGTCCGAGATCGCGGAGCTTGAGGCGAGGTACAACCTTCTCGACGAGGCGAAGAAGCGAGGCTTGGACCTCGACGCCCGGTATGGCGGCAGCTCGGAAACGCTCGCGCAGGAGATCGACCGTCAGTCGCAGGCGATCGGAGAGCTCGCCGAAATTTACGAGCAGGCTTCGACCAAAGCGGACTTCTTCGCCAAGATGCAGGCGGACGTCCAGTCCGGCATACTGGATACCATTCTCGAGGGTGAAAGTCTGAAGGGCGTTCTCGGCGGCGTTGCCAAGGCGTTCGCTCGGGCTGCCGTGGAAGCGGCGCTCTTCAGCAGCGGCCCGTTCGGAAGCGGGAATGCTGGCGGCGGTCTTCTGGGCGGGCTCTTCAAGGCCATGATGCCGGCGCGGGCGGCCGGAGGACCGGTGCGAGCGGGGAGCGCCTACAAGGTCGGCGAGCATGGTCCGGAGCCGTTCCTGCCGGCCGTGAACGGCCGCATCCTCAGCACGGCGCAGGCGCAGGCGGCTCTGCGGGGGAACGACGAGAGGCCAAACTTGAACGTCTCTTTTGCGCCCGTGATCAACGCTCCTGGCGCCGATCAGGGCGCCGCGCAGCGCATTGAAAGACATCTCGCTCAGATGGAGCGAAACCTTCCTGACGTGATCATGCAGACGCTCCGCAACGGCGGTAATCGTGGCGCAATCCGCAAGGTCGTCCGCTGATGGCGCTCGCTTTCCCGAGGGAGATGGTGTCCGCCTGGTGCTGGACGAATGCCGAGTTCAAGCTCGTTCATCGCCAGGAGGTCTCCCGTACCGCCGCGGATACCCAGGTGCGCGATCTTGGTCCCGCTCTCTGGCACGCCTCATTCGAAAGCGATCCACTGCCCAAGACTAAGGCCGACGAGCTCGAAGCGGATTTCGAGACACTGGGCGGCGCGCTCAGGACGTTCTTCGCCGTACCCATGCTGCGGAAGGATCCTGCGCGTTGGACCGGCGAGGGCATGGCGGGCTGCTCGGTGAACGCGATCCGGAGCGATCGACGCGCCATCCGCATTGCCGGGCTGCCTGCGGGCTTCGAACTGAGCGCCGGGGATTTCGTGTCGATCCTGACATCCGTTCCGGGCCGCGAGCTGCTGAAGATCGCCGTGGGAGGGACGGCGTCGAGCACCGGCCTCTCACCATGGCTCGAGGTGACGGACGCGATCCGCGTCAGCGTGAAGGTGGAGGATTTCGCCAAGCTGCACCTGCCCTTCGTCGAGATGCGGCTCGTTCCGGGCTCCCTCGAAAAGCCGCGGGATTCCGTCGTGAGATGGCGCGTTAAATTCGATGCGACGCAGGTGGTCCGATGAGGCAGGTCAGCGCGGTCACACAAGCCCGCCTGGACGCGGGAGAGCTCGTCCTGCGATCCTTCGTCTGGATTGCCGCCCGCCGCCGCGACACGGGCGCTCTCGCCGCTAGGGGATGGTGGAACGATGTCGGCACGCTCGAGGCACAGGTGATCGATGCGCAGGACGTGGTCCGGACGCGCACGTTCATCGGAAGCGGCGACCTGATGGGGCTCGGATCAGTCCCGCTCATCCTCGGCATGACGGCGCAGGAGGTCACGATCCAGCTCTCGCTGATGTCGCAGGCGGTCGCAGAGCTCGTGCGGGAATGGGAGCCGCGCCGTGCCGCCGTTGAAATCCACCGCGGCCTATTCGACCCCTGGACCAAGCTGATGGTCGAACCAGCCGCCCGCCGCTTCATTGGTTTTGTCGACGACCCCGACATTCCGACGCCTGCCGAAGGTCAGGAAGGCACGATCACGCTTCGCTGTGCCTCCCTCTCACAGGAGCTGCAGCGGTCGAGTTCCGCGAAACGATCGAGCGCCGATCAGCGCAAGCGCCATCCAGGCGACGCCTTCCTGGATTACGCGGCGACCATCAAACACAGGAAGCCCGTCTGGGGCGATCGGGACAGCGCATGATCCGGGATGCCACCTTCGTTGACTGGCCTGCCGTCGATCGAATGGCGCGCCAGTTCCGCGACAGCGCGGCGCCCTGGATCGCCTACGAGCCCGCGCGGTTCCGCCGGACCTTCGATGCCCTCGTCGTGCAGGAGCACGGCTGCGCCCTCATGCTCGAGAATGGAAAGGGGATCCTGATGGCCATCGCTCTTCCGTCACCGTTCTCCGGCGAGCTCGTGGCGCAGGAAATCATGTGGTGGATCGAGCCGGAGGCGCGCGGCCGTGGGCGGGAAATGCTCGATGCCTACGAGACATGGGCGCGCGCGATCGGCGCGATGCGCTGCGGCGTGACCTGTCTTGACGACCGGACGGCAAACCTCTTCGCGCGGCGCGGCTACGAGCGCGCCGAACTGGCGTACCGGGTTTACTGATGGCGCTCTTTACCGCGATCGCAACGGCGGCGGGCGCCTCCGCCGCCGCAATTTCCGTGGCGGGCGCGGTCGGCCAGCTCGTCGCCGGCGTCGCGCTGAATGCCCTCGCCGGAGCGTTGTTCGCCCCCGATGTCCCGGCCGATCCCGGCGCTCGCATCCAGACGCAGGTGCAACAGGAGATCGTGGCGCGAAACTTCGTGGTTGGTCGCACCGCACCACTGGCCTCGCTCGTCTTCCACACGACGATGGGGATCGGGGCCGACGACGACACGGAGAACTATGTCGCTGTCTTCGCGCTGAGCGACTTGCCGGTGAAGGCGCTGACGGGCCTCTGGATCGACGGTCAGCGCTGCACGATCGACGGGTCCGCGGGCTGGGACGAAGAGCACGGCTGGAAGATCCCCGAACTGGCCGATGATGACGGCACAGTGAAGGCGTGGTTCCGGTTCTACGACGGCACACAGACGACGGCCGATCAGCGCCTTATCGACCATTGCTCGACTGAGGATTGGCCATGGACGGCAAACCATGTTGGCCGCGGCATCGCCTACATCATCGTGACGACCGACTACGATCCGACCGTGTATCCGAACGGTCGGCCGTCGTTCTCCTTCGAAGTGCAGGGCCTCGAGATCGAGGATCCTTCTACCGGGTCGACCGGAACCGCCGACAACCTGCCGGCCGCGCAGATTTACCGGCTGCTGCAGGGCGTGAGCTATGGGGGCCAATGGCTCTACGGACCGCAACGCCAGGCCGTTCTTCCATCGGCGGTCTGGAACAAGGCGATCACGGAGTGCCGCAAACCGGTCCCGGGCGCGTCCTCTTGGACCGATGCGCGCAAGCGCGAGGCATTCGGCGGAACGACGGTGCCTGCGCGGTACCGGTCCGGCATGCAGATCAGTGTCGACCGTCCAGTGGCGGACACGATCAAGGATCTGGCCTCGGCCTGTAACGGGCGGTTCTCGGAGGTCGCGGGCGCGTTCCGGTTCCAGGTGGGTGATCCTCCCGCAACGGCAGATTTCACGTTCAGCGACGACGACTTGCTGACGACGAGGGAGCATTCGTTCACGCCGTTCTTCCCGTTGGCCGAGACGGTAAACGCGGTCACGGCGGTCTATCCGGACCCGGCGCAGCTCTACGAGGAGCAGGAGGCGCCGCCGCTATACAGGCCCGCCCTCGAGGCGGAGGACGGCAATCGCCGCCTGACCACGACCGCGCGCATGCCCGCCGTTCCGTACAAGGAGCAGGTGCAGCGTCTCATGAAGGCGGCGCTCGACGAGGCGCGGCGGGCGCGCCGCCATACCATCGTCCTGCCGCCCAAATTCTGGGTCGTGGAGCCGGGAGACTATGGCGCCTGGACGAGCGCGCGCAACGGCTATCAGGACAAGCTCTTTCGCGTTGACGGGGTGACGGACGAGGAGGGTGGCGACGTCGTGCTCGACATCACGGAGGTCGATCCCTCCGACTATGATTTCGATGCCGACGATTTCACGCCGGTTGTCTCGGGCAGCGTGGTCCGCACCGGGCCCGCAACCTTCGTCGTTCCGGGCTTCGACGTCCGGGCCCACGTGATCAAGCTGCAGGACGGCACCCCGGTGCGGCCCGGCATCAAGATGACATGGGACAAAAGCCGCACGGGACGGCGCATCGCGTACCGGGTCTTCGCGGCCGGGACGAATGATATCGTCACGAGCGGGAATGCCGAGTATTCCGACGGCGAGATCGTCACTGGCGACAACATCGTGCGGAACGCGGACCTCGAGGTGCAGGTACGCCGCGTCATGCAGAACGGTCGCACGCCGTGGTCGTCGCGCTACGCGGTCACCGCGCCGAACGTGGGCTTCACCGAAGCGGACTTCGACGCGATCTTTCAGGAGAAGCTGGATGCGGCGCAGGCGGTCCGGGACGACCTGGATGCCCTGACGGAGGATTTCGTCGGCAACCTCAAAGACCGCTTCGGTCTGACGGAAGAACAGATCAGCCAAGTCAACACGACGCTGAACAACAAGATCAGCGGCGTCTCATCTAACCTGACGCAGAACTATTTGACCGGCGCCGCTACGGACCAAGCCATCGCCGCAGTCGATACTAGGCTCAGCACCCGGGCCGACAATGCCGCCGGGTTCATCAACAGCATCCTTGGTTTGGAAGTCGGACCCAGCCGCGCCTTCGGTGTCTTGCTCGATGATCTTCAGGTAGATGCGAACGGCACATCTGCGAAAGTTCGTACTCAGGGCAACGCTATCGTTGACCTGGAGGGAAATGCAAAGGCCGGGTACCTGATCCAAGCCCAGGCAGGAAATCAGGTTGCCAAGATAGACCTGATCGCCGCCGATGGCTCGGGGCAGCGTATCAGCTCCATCGTGTTCACGGCTGACAACATCCTCGCCAATGGAAGCCTGTATTCTCGGCACCACAGTTCGCGATCGATTGATACCGAGATCCTGAAGATCGACGGCGTCCGTTTCGAGAACATCCTGAAGGGCGCAGCGACACGAGGGGCGTCCAGCGTCAAGAACACCAAGCGGGACGTGCCCGTGATGCCCTCGCCGAACGATGATGCGACGACCGCAGATACCTTCAGCTACACCCTGAACAACTGGTCGAATTGCTCGATCTACGCTTCTGGCACCTACGACCTGTACTTCTTCATCACGCTCCAAGGCGATGATTTCGTCGCGAACGTGTCGAGGGGTAGCGACAGGTACTGCTGGGGCGGGAACACCTACCGGATTTATGCGCCCAGTGGCACGGGCGACATCAACAGTTCCTCTCTCAACGGCGTGTTCAGAGCCTGCTCGGATACGACCGTGCTTCGCCTGCACCTCGGCGGGCGCCCAACCAAAGACCCGGACATCCTGGGCGTGGTCATCAATCTTTTGGCGGTGAGGGTATGACTGATTTTGTCGTCTATGATGAAACCTCGGGTGAAGAGCTGCGAAGCGGAACTGCCGACACGCCCGAGATTGCGAACGTCCAGGATGCTGGCGATCCCGGCGTCGCCGTTCTCCTGGCGACATCTCAGCCGGGTCACTACGTCGATCTGTCCAGCCCACTGATACCCACCTACGCCCCCCGCCCGACGCTCCCGGCGATCCCCGCCACCGCGACGGCACCGTGGAGCTACACCCCGCCCGCGGGCGCCACGGTGACCCTCACGAACGAAGCGGGTATCTCGGGAACGTTCGACGATGCGGAGCCGATCACGCTGACGGATACAGGGGTCTACCGCATCAGGATCGATCCGCCGTTCCCTACGATGCCCGTCGACGCGGAGATCACCCTTGCCTGAATTCGGACAGAGCCTCGAGGCTGTGCGGTTGCGGCGCATCTACCAGGAGCTCGCCGCCTACCGCTGGTCGATCGAGGTCGGCGGGATCACTTACGAAGGCGTACCGCACGCAACCGACGACAGGAGCAAGACACTCATCAACGGTCGGGTTGCCGCGATGGAAAACGGTTCGCTCCCTGCCCCTGTGGAGTGGAAGGCGGCGGACGGCTCTACCGTGACGTTCCAAACCGCAGCCGAGTTCAACGCTTTCGCCAACGCCGTCGCTCGGCATGTGGCGCAGTGCTTTCAGGCGGAAACATTCGTCGCACAGGAGCTCCAGTTCGCCGCCGATCCCCGCTCGGTTGATCTCGAAGGCCGCTTCGACAGCCGCTTCACGATCCTCAAAGCGCAGTGACCCGCGCCTAACCCCAGCGCGTGAAGCGTGGTTTTGTCCGCGTCGAAAGGGGAGATGGAGGCTACATGCAATTGCCGACTGAAATCGGCGCGCTCTTCCTAGCGGGCGCGGCGGGCGCTTTCGTGCGCGCGGTGTACCGCCCAGAGCCCAGCTGGACACGACGGCTCCTAGAAGGTCTGGCGGGAGCCTTGAGCGCAATCTTTCTTGGTGGATTGGTCGGACATGTGATCGACGCAACGATTGGCGGAGGCACATGGGCCTATCTCGCGGCCGGATTTCTGATGGGAGAGGCCGGTATTGCCGGTGTGCAAGCGCTTCGGAAGCGGTTCATCGAGAAGGAGGAGAAGAAGTGATGCTTCTCACAGCGAATAACGTAAGCTCTGTGATCCTGATCGTGGCTTGCTGGTGGCTAACACATTCGTTCGCACAGCAGCGAGCGAGGTTCGTAGCCTCAGGTTTCGCCGCAATCGGTTTCACGGTTCTTTCGACACTTCTGTCGCGGAACATCGCCTCGATTCCGGACAGCAGCGTGGCATGGCAGATCGTTGTTACGAAGATAATTACCGCAGCGACGCTGTTCGCGCTGATCGTACAGCAGGCTCGACGGGAGCTTCTGGTCCGGCACCTGATGGATCAGCCACCGAAGGAGCTCTGCTTCAGAACGATGCTCTCCCGCATCCTCGAATTCCGCCGGCGCCACCCGCGCTGAACTGACCGTCCAAACAATTCATCGGCCTTGCCCCGCCTGCGGGGTCTTTTCGCATGGGAGACTGGTATGCGCGACATCACCGAGATCATCGTCCACTGCAGCGCGACGCGGCCCACTTTCATGCAGGGGCAGACGACGAAAACGAAAGTCGCCGAGATCCGCCGGTGGCACATCGAGGATCGCAAGTGGTCCAACATCGGCTACCACCTCCTGATCGATCGCGATGGCACCATCGCGAACGGCCGGGACATGACGCGGACCGGAGCGCACGTTCAGGGCCACAATACCGGCACGATCGGAATTTGCCTGTTCGGCGCGCACGGCGCGGCCGCGACAGACCGCTTTTCCGACCACTTCACCGCCGCGCAAGATAAGGCGCTGCGATACGTGATCGCCGACCTGCGATCGAAGTACGGCGCCCTGCTGGTCAGCGGTCACAATCAGTACGCCAACAAAGGCTGCCCCGGGTTCTTCGTCCCCGATTGGCTCGACCAGGAGAAAACGGAATCCGCCGATCCCGTCGAGGTCGCCCGCTGGCGCCTGGCCGCGATCCGCGATGCCGCGACCGCCGCACTCACCGAACTGCCCAACCCCGCATAGGAGTCCTCGCATGGATTGGTCTACCCTCTTCGCCGATATCTGGGATGTGGTCGCGATCGCGATCTACAACGCCTGGGTCCTCATCGTGCCCATCATCCTCGGGCAGGTCGCGCTCTATCTGCCTCCGATCCTCCGAGGCATCTGGGAGAACAAGTTGCGCGACGACCTGACAGTCGCGGCCAACAATGCCGCCCAGGCCGCGCTAGATGGCGACTGGCAGCACTTCGACTTCGACAAGGGGGATCGCGAAGCGCTGATCGCCTACATCGTCGAGTGCATGCGTGAGGGAGCGGGAGAGGCCATCGGTCGCTTCAAGCCGTCGCTGCCGAAGCTTAAGCAATACGCGCAGAAGGCCATCGCGAACGAGCGAAAGAACATCGCCCTGACGCGCCTTTGAGGCGCTGTCCCACCATCGTCTCCCCCTCTATATCGCCGGCCTTGCGGTCGGCGGGCAGTCAAGGTGCGCCGCATGAAGATCATCGAAATCGACGGCCGGCCGTACGAGACGACCGGTCGCGACATCACCGAGTTTCACCACGGTGAGACCGTCACGATCCTCGTGCGGCCTCAGAACGGTCAGCGCCAGCCACTCGATCTGGCGGATCAGCAGGACATCTACATCTCGTTCGCGAGCTCGGCGGCCGGCGAGCCGATCCATCAGTTTTACGCCTCGCTCCACGAACAAGTCGCATGGATCACGGACAGCGCGGTTCCGGCCGCGCTGATCAGGCTGGCCTACGTTGACCTGCCAAACGTCGCCGAGGCGAGCACGTTCTATTACAACATCTGGACAAAGCTGCCGGGTGAGGACCCGATCTTGCAGGAGCGCGGCAAGATCATCCTCGCGCCCTCGATCCTCGGAACGCTTCTGTCGATTGATCGCCCGACGATCACGATGAGCGCGAGTTTCGATCCTGCGGAGCCTGTCGAGGGTAGTCCGGTGACCTTCCTGCCGCCCGTTGCTGCGGGTACCGCGCCGATGCTCTCCCTTTCGGCCGTCAGCGTCGACGGCGAGAGCTTGATCGACCTCGTTGTCGAGATGGATGGCTCCTACGGGCTTACCGCGCCTCCAGCTGGCGAGCTCACGGTCACCTGGGTCGCACGCAATGCCGCAGGCGAGGTGCCCGATACCGTGACGACGACGATCGCAAAGCGGACCGCTCCACAACCGGGCTTCTCTTCGGGCTTCTCCGAAGGCTTCGCCGCCTAATACACCTCACACATCGAAAGGGTCGCACTATGGCCACCAAGGATCGGTCGGTTCTCGGAACCGATCTCGACGAGAAGCTTGCCGACAATACGAATGGCGCGATCACCCCGGCGGTGCTTCGTAGCTTCCTGCGGGATTTTTTAGATACCGCTCGGGTCCCTGCGGATATCTCCGCGGCACTGGACGCCCGTGGCGTCGAGATGCGCGTCGAGGCTGATCAGATTGAGTACCGGACGAAGGTGCCGGACGGCGAAACCAAGAAGCCATGGCAGAACCTGACTTCGACAGATGTCTTCAGGGGGCCGGCCGGTCCGTCTGCGTTTGAGGTCGACCGCGAGAACGGTTTTACCGGCACCGTCGAGGAATGGTTGGCCAGTCTTCGTGGGGCGGATGGGCTTTCCAGCGAAGAAATTCAGAATGTCGTCAATGGTTTCCTCGCAGAACGGGAGGCCGCAGATGCCGAAAGGGCCGCGAGGATCGCCGAGCTAGAGCGGAAGGTCGCGCTCCTGACGGGCAACACGGAGAACCTGAAACCAAAGCAAATCCGGACCTTCGATTCGGTGCTCTTGCCTCTCGGCTCAGGCGATCTGGTGATCGAGGCGGCGCAGTACTTCTCCGGCGACAACCTCGAGTTCTTCCTGTCGGGACAGAACGCCACGATCGACAGGCTCACCGGGCGGCTGGTACTGTCCGACGATACGCCTATGGAAAGCGTGCAGACGCGCATCGAAGCTCGCAACGTCTACGGCAGCGCATTCGGCGAGTTTCCGGTCACGGTTCGCGACCCTAACGTCGCGCCGCCGGAGGGCATCAACACCTCTCGCGCGCTCGGTATCGACGCTCCCGAGAGCTATTTCGACTACGACGAGAACATGCAGCGGGATCCCGAGAAGGGTAACAAGCTCGGCCGTCGGCGTTTCCCCCTCGTAGAGATCATCCGCAGCAACGACGACATCTACGTGGACATTCGCGCTGCGGGCCGAGGAACCGCGCGGCAATTCGAGGTGCTCGATGTCGATGGCAATACCAGCTCGACGCGGGCTGTCATCGACCCCGCGATGCCGGGCCGCCTGAAAATTGATGCCCGGACCGCGTTCGAAGGGATCGTGCGTTACCGCGCCTGGAACTCGATGGGCGAGTACACGGATCGCGTTCCGATCCGTATCGCGGAAGAGGTCACGCTGCGGCCGATGATCGTGCGTGCGATGGCCGACATTTACAGCGAGCCTGACGATGTCGGGAATAACTTGATCAGCGTGATCGACCCGGTTGTCGAGGGCGCACCGTACTATTCCGTATCTTCGCGGCAGCTCTTCACGTCCAAGGATCGGGGCAAGACGCTCAGCCCTGTTGATACCGACGACGCAGGCCAGACCACGATCCGGGCTGATGACTGGTACTTCCTCTTCTCGGAAACCCGTATCGAGAACGGCGTGACCGAAGGAAGCAAGGTCGAGCTTCTTCGGGGTCAGAACGCCATCGAGAAGCATTTCGACGCCTGGACCTTGGAGGAGGACCTCGAGGTCGACATCCACGTCAACGGCGTCAGCGTACCGTGCGCCGTCCAGTGGGAACTGCGCGCACCGTCCTCCGTCACGGGCCAAATCCGCGGGAAGTGGTCCTGCGCGAGCATGGACGCACCCTTCAGGACGATCCGGAAATATCAGACGGATCGCTTCGGGAACAACAAGGGGGTCCACTACGGCCCCTGCGTGTCGCGCATCATGTGGAAACCGCAGGACCACCAGTGGGAATACGAGACCTACTACACGGGGGCCGATGGCGCCCGTCACAAGAAGGTCCTCAGCGGCACTATCGCTGCGCTTCCGAACACGTTTCAAATCGCCGGGGAGCACACGGCTTTCGCCTACTCCAACCAGGGCGTCTTTCCGTCGGAGGTGCCGACGAACCGCTGTTTCACCGACCTCGACGCCTTCATGGCCGCGTTCAAGGGCTGGTCTTCGCCGGTCAAGGCCTTGATCCGCCGGGGAGAGCGCACAAACCGGATAGGCAAGAAGTCGATCCAGTTCGACAAGATGGATAACGTCCTCTGCGAAGGATACGGATCCGGGGACAGCCACGTGCTCTACGACGAGAGTACGGTAAGCGGCGGCGGCGGGGATTCCTTCCTGGAGATCCGTGCATGCCGGTACGCGTTCCTGAAGGACTTGGACTTCGATTCCACGTGGAGGAACGCGAGCGAGACCGGCTACGCCCGCGTGGGCATCGCGGCAAGCAATAACGCCTACCTGTACACCGACGTCAAATCGCACATCGCGATCTATAACTGCCGCGGTAACGGGCTACGAACCCTGTTCACGAACCCCGCGCCTGACAATGCCAGCGACGAGGGTGGCCCCGGCCAGAGTGGGATGCCAACCGCGTGCGGCCACCACCACACGTCGCTGCACCTTGAGTGCATGTCCGGGATCGACCCCGACCGCCACAACTGCCTCGACTACATGATCTACTGCTCCGCTGAGCGCGGGGGCTGGGTAGACGTTCTGTGCTCGCCGGACCCGCGCTCCATCGTCGGAAACTCGGCGAAGGACTTCAAGCACAACCAGCACGCGGTCTGCCGCCACGCGGAGGGTTGGCTCTTCTGCATTGCCGGGATGGAAGGCCGGTCGATGATTACCTGGACTACGGAGAGCGTCGGCGTTCTGCAGCCCGCCTTGGGCCGTTTGGGCGCGTCGGGTCTCTTCCCCATGTCCATCACGTCCGTCTGGAACCACGTCGGCGAAAGCGGCTGGTCCATGTTCGCCTACGGCGGCGGCGCGGGCGGCTGGATCAAGCGGTGGGGCTGGCACTACATCACCAGCCTTGCGGCCTTCGGCGACTACGCGACCCATCGTTTCTTCGGACCCGACCAGGAGGGGAGCGTGATCGAAAACGTGCTCCTAAGTCTCTCGGAGGGCAAGCGGCTACGCGAGCCTGCGGTAGATGCCTATATCGGCGAGGAAGAAGGGTTCCGTGACCGCGACGGCAGGAGTAACCGTCAATCGGAGCCGGGCCGTCGGAGCCGGGCCGCGCAGTTCATCACGCTGATCGACAAGGGTGACGCTTTCCCGAACAAGTCACCGGACGGGACCGTTTCGGCGGGCAATTCCTGGATCGACGAGGATACCATTGCGTATTACCAGCCGAACCTGCCCACGCCGCGCGACGATTTTGAAGGCCAGTTCATCAAGGATGTCCTCCGGCCTCCGCACTCGGAGGGCTACCGTCTCCGAAAGGCCGACACCCTCGATACGAGCTACCGGAGCCCCGACGACGCGATCGCATTCTACTACCCGGAGCCGGACAGCCCTCTGATCGGCCGTGTCACGAAGTCCGTCGCACGTATCTGGGACGCGGCGGGCGTTTTCCTCCCCGAAGGTCCGCAGACACCCGGTGCGTTCTCCGGTAAGCCGCCGGGGCTCGTGGCTGGCGGCGGCGGCGCTGGATCGGGGGCCACGGAGGTTTCTCTGCGGACCAGCACCCAAACGGCCCGGTGGAGCATGAGCCCGCTATCGGGCACGGATGGGGAGCGCGGTGCGATCCTCATGTGCTGCAAGATCCCGTCGTCCGGCACCCGGTACTTCTACAACGCGGGCGACAATAGCGGCATCCTGATTACCAACGGCACGACACAGCTCGCAGTGAACTACCTAGTGCTGGACGACGACGGGGTCCGCCGCGGGCGCCAAGCCCTGTTCAACAACATCGTGCGCAACGGGTACGTCTTCGTTCTCGTTCTGCATGAACGGGGCGTTCGCTCGGATGTCTACTGTTCCGTCGAGGGGGGCGCGCTCCAGAAGGTCAGCGTCGAGAATAACGGCGGGCGGCTCGCGGTCTACGGGGTTCCGCATCACTTCATGTCGTCGCCGAGCGGTTCCGGGGTCAACTTCGTCCTCTGGCATCAAGGGGCCGTCTGGACGGGCGTACCCCAGTTCCCGGACGTCGAAGCCATGTTTGCGGCCGGGCAAGTCCTGAACCCGGACGGCACGCCGAAACACCGGACTGTTTTCTGGGAAGACATGGATGTGCCGGTGCTGAACCTCGACGGCGATGCGAAGGGCATGGCGGCGGGTGGCGGCAGCCCGGGCACGGCTGGGTCCCTGACGTACCACGTCGGCAACCCAGACTTCCCCGTCGTCGATTCCACGGCCTAATAACGATGGCGGCGATCTCCGGACCGCCGCCATCACGACCTGTCTATGCAGGCCGCCGTCTCGCCATCCACCCAAAGCCTGCGATACCGAGCGCCAAGAGAGGCAAAGAGGCGGGCAGGGGAACGGGAGCGACTTCTGCCATGTCGGGGAGACCATCCACCGACCACGACAGCACGTTGTACTTGATCGAATCGAACAGGTCGCCGTTGGCGCCTTCCGGCAGGATTGTGGTCTGAATGAAGATTTCGCCCGTGCCGTCTGCGTTCAGCGTGTAGGAATACGCGCTGTCGTCATCCGGCATTATGTAGGCGTAGAGCGAGCCCGTTGTGAAATCAACTTCGAACTGCTCTCGCGCATAGCTAAGCCCGTTGTTTTCGTAGAACCCGGTCTCATTATCCGCTGTCACGGGCAATAAAAGTTCTACAATGTCACCGACCGCTGGACCGGTGTAGGTCCCGTTCTTGTATTCCAGCGGATCGATTCCGCTAATTGTGGCGCGATAAGCTTCCGTCACCTCCCCCGTGATCGTGTACGTCAGGTCGATCAGCGCCGCGCTCGCACTTCCACCCACCATCATCGCCGCTGCTGCGACCGTCGCCATCATCCGCATACCGCTCTCCTCATTACTCGACCCGCCAACCGTGACGAAGCGTTAACGATTCGGAAAGAGATGTCAGACGGCTTCACATTTCATTCACGCTGACCTTGGCACGGAAGTCCCGCCGCCTACCTCATCAGTCGATGCATAGGGTCTGGATTGAATGTCGCTGCGGCATGGGGAATGGGGCCACATCGCGGTTCAGCAGCACTGTGAGGTGGCCTTTTGCGCGCAAACTTAACACCCGCTTTCAGCGTCGCAGAATGACCCAAACTCCGAACAATGTTGGCGCAGCCTGCAAAAATGAAAGTGCCCATAGCTCATATTTAGACAACTAATCATGCAGAGAATACAGTTCATTAGCTCTTACAAAGAATATTCATAAACTTATAGATGATAATCATATTGGTTAACTAATGCGTATAGAGGCGCGAAGCTCATCCGGCTCCAAAATATGACTCTGAAGCTCTTCCTCGCGATCAATGTAAAAATCTTCTGGCAGGCGGTTTAAGGAAAGAACACATCTAATCAAGTTGCGCGTAAGCCTTGTTCGTTCGTTTCGGCGCTTTTCTTTTGGTGTGTCCGGGTGTGGAACCAATTCAACCTGAAAATGACAGCTGGCCCCATGTTCCTCCACCCACCTTATTTTGATAGTGTGGTGTTGGGCTTCGAAGTGGTAAGCTGAAGATCCATCGATGCAATAGTGGGCAAGATATGTTGATTGCGGATCTGGGTCAGTTCCTCTGAGTTCAAAGTAGGCGTCGTTTTGGACCTGCGCTACTCCCTGCCCATACCGGTGCACCTCAAACTCACTTGGCAGAAGGCTAACAGTACATATCGAAAGCGCGTAGACCCCAGTGCCCTTCCTGCGACCCTTCTCATCCGTTCTCTTTACCTCAGAGAATTCAAACAGTTGCTCTGAATCGAAGGTGTGTGTTTCTCTGGAGATGAACTTCGGGAACACCGCGCAGCGCGCAAAGAGATGCTCACCATAGACACCGCTATCTTGGGATGTCCGCATTGAACCTATCACTTAGAGCTTGTAGAAACTTATTAGCGTCGAATGCCTCGCCATCCGTATATTTTTCCTCAAATTCATCACCATCATTGGTGATCATAAACGCGTCGACGTCGGCTTCATCGATATTCAGATAGCATTTCCCGCCGGAAACTTCCCAAGTAAATGCAAGAGCCTCGCCTCCCCTATTCAAAATTTTGGGAATCTCAACTTCAGTATTCTGGACGATTAGAGCCAAGCAGTTCCTCGCGCCCTTCGCAATCTCATCAGGGAGAAAGTAATCATGGTCTTCTGGCAGCTTGCTCATCGAATAAAGTGAGCGATAGATTTCGAATAAGTCGCTAGAGAACTTGTTCGAGAACCGTCGCCCGTGGTTAGTCCAGTCACATTCAGACGCAAACTTATCAAAATCGTACGATTGACTTTCACTGTGGCCGAAATGGGAATGCCACATCTCAAATCTTGTTGGCAATCCTGACGAATTCGCGCTTGCCGGTGATCGGCTTGGCGAACTGCCTACACTTGAAGTGCTGGTCGCCTTTGACATGTTAACCATTAGCTTCAGCCTCTTTCATCATGCCAAACATCTCCGAAAATCTAACCCTCTGTTGTGATGAACTTATCACTCCAGTCGGCACCGAATTATAGTCAGAGACCGTGTTCAGTATGAACGATTGCTTTATCGGTTTTTGATGCATGTCGGTTTGCCCAACTAAGAAAAAAGGAGGGGGAGCTTGGTAAAGCGACATAACATCAACCCCGATCCTTTTAAGCCGATTGATCTGCGCGCCACTTTCGAGGCTAATGCGGGAGTTGAATTGCAGATTAAGGTCGGTAGCAATTAGGCCACTGCGGTCAATACCAAGGCCAGTGTATTCGCAAAAGGCGTCAATCGCTTTCCTTTCGTTTTTAAATTCGACTCCATCATTTATAACGATCGCCTGTCTATAGCAATCAGGAGTCGCTTTCGAAAGAAACTCAAAATTGCTCAACACTTTTTCCATGAACGTCTCCGCGTCCAGGAAAGGAAGTAACGTTGGGAAATTTTGACTTGAGCGAGCTCGAAAAAAAATGTCTAGGCGGCCGTCTTGTGTTTGAACGGTAACTTCCGTTTCACCAATTTGGCCGCTCGCTTGGGCTAAAAATGGCTTATCTGGGCGTGCAAATTTATTGGTTTGGGAGGTGATACACTCCTCCCCGAGCAGGGCCTCGTAACATGCGGTGGCCGAAACATCTGTTGCAGATGGTGCAAATATTGCAATCTGAAGCTCTTGAACGTTCCAAGCCATAAATTCTTCCCTTAGGTCGACTCGCGGCGAAAGCGTACACGCGCTGCGGACCGTGCGTTTTGTCTATATCTAACGATCGACTGCGGTGAAAAGAAGAGTCATCGTTGTTTCCCCACGATGTGTTGCTCGTCTCCTAGCAGCAGCTACATCTAGTGTTAAATCGCGAAGGCATTGCCCTAGTGGTCCTTACTGGTCAGGCGGCATGCCCAGTACGATCGAATCGGGAAGATTGAACTGATGGTGTACGAGGTGAGAGACGAGAATTTTGAGGCGGAACAGATTTATAAGAGGTTATCATCGTGTACGGCCTAGGAACGAAATGCTAACTGTAGTTGATTCGATGCGCTGTTTTGGCAAGTTAGACGAGCGCGATGAATAGGCCGTATTTGCCCGCTACGGCATAACCAGACCAACGTGTCAGGTGCACCGCTAACTTTCCGGGCGTCGTTTACTGCTGATTTGATGGATGGGGACACGACTTGTTCCGCTTCGGATGGTGGTTGCGCTGGTGGCCTTGCGGTTTTCTTGCTTGAGGTCTTCTAGGTATACTGCAAACTCTATCCCCACCTGTCTCGACGATGCTGTTCACGCGCGCTACCGGCCGCTCTGAGGTAGAACCCGGTTGGCCGCAGTTTTGGTGCTATCACCGGATTTTCGCTGCATTGGTCATTCGTGGCGTCAGGTTCGAAGGACGGCTCTCGATCAATTATTAACGACTACGGTCAACGATGTCTGCTCGCATGGCAGCCGCTCCTGTCACAAAATCCGCCCACGCCTGCATGACGGGTGTGCGCCGTTCGAGGAGGTCCGAGCGAGCATAGGATCGTTGCACCTTCTGATCGACCTTATGCGCCATGATCGTTTCGGAGACCTCGTAATCGCAGGCGTTCGTATCCTGCACCCAAGTCCGGAAGCTGGTCCGAAAACCGTGTGGCCGCCCGTCTTCACCCAAGGTCCGCAATCGTTTCTCGAGGGCCGCGGAACTGATCGCTCGTCCCGTCGAGCTGGCGAACATCAGATCGCTGGGGAAGCGCCCGGCCTCTTGGACCATGTCGAGGCACGGCCTGGAAAGCGGCACGCGGAAATCCGTGACGTGATCCACGCCGCCTTTCATGCGGTCCTGCGGTACGGTCCAGACCGTTCCATCGATCTCAGACAACCGAGCCCCCGAACAGCCATTCAGGCGCACCACAGTCAGGATCATCCATCGCAGACAATCGTCCGAGACGTTCGGCTCCGACAAGGCGCGGAACAGTGCGGGGATTTCTTGCCAAGGCGTCGCGGGTGTTGGTTTGGCCACGTAAATCAGCGGACCCAGCATATCCTTCGCAGTGTCTGCGGTCGCCGGGTCACAGAGCGCGCCTTCGGCCCGCATCTCCCGAAAGATAATCCGCAGCCGATTAATCGCCTTCGTGGCGACGCTCGGCTTGTTGGTCCAGATCGGCCGCAGGACGTCGACGAGATCGGACGCTGCGATGATCGAGATTGGCCGGCGCCCCAAGCGCGGGAGGACATGGGTGTCGAGAGGGCTAGTCCACCGGCCACGGCCGCCGCCGTCTCGCAGCTTGTGGCCAATACGCCCAAGCGTTCGCGTCACGGCGTCAGATAGCTTGGGATCGAACCGCGCTGCAGCGGCCTTCTCAGCCGCTCTACGCGCATCCCGCTCGCTCAAAGGGTCACGGCCATCCGCGAGGACCGCCGCCCACTCGTCGCGCCTCTTGCGCGCCGCCGCGAGCGTCACGATTGGCCAAGGCCCGAGGCCCATTTCTCGACGTCTGCCAATGTGGGAATAGCGGAACACCCATTTGCCGGTCGCGCCCTTTTTCACGAGGGCCAAGCCGCCGCCGTCGAACAGCTTTCCAGCCGGCGCGTTCTTTACGGCGATCGCGGTTAGTTTGCGCAC